GATGTCCAATAACGTATCGTCTGAGTATCCAGATCTGTAAGCTCGCATCTCATGCAAGTACAAATAACCATTTCGCTGGGAGATATAAGCTGCAGTCGTCTCATCTGTACCTCTGCCTGATGGGTCAACTGAGCATATTGTTTCGGAGTAAGGTAACCATTCTCCTTGGATGCACATTGGACTGTAGAAATAATCTCCAGGTAAACCAACAGTGGGGAGGTCTTTGACAACATTTTGAGGATCACTGCACCAGACGATGGAGTCGGGAGCAGACTCAGCATTAACAGAGGTGACAATAAGGTCAGCCATCTTAAGGGGGAATTTTTCAGCATCACTAAGACTCGTATCTAACATGAACTGGAGCATGAAGTTAGACCTGCCCATGGACGCTTCACGCTCAATTAGGTCTTCGTCGTCAAATCGATCAGGATCTGTTACGTGCCAGGGTTCTGCTCCGGTTTCAATATCTGATTGAAGTTGGGGAGCAAGGAGTCCCTCATATGCACTGGTTTTACGGGGATAACGTGCTGGCCACACGAAAGGGCGATAATTCCTCTCTGCAAGTTTTCGGTAGACGGTGAAGACTGTTTGAGGAGTACCCAAAAACAAGATTCTACTATCATCTTTAGGTGTAAGGATAGATTCGGCTTCTGTACAAAGTTGTAGGAGTTTTTCCCTCATCAACTCTGTCATTGAGTTACCAGGAACTTCAATGTCGTCGAGAATCATTAAATCGGCGCGGCTTCCGGTCAGCTGTCCAGTGATGCCCACGCTTTTTACGCTTGGAGCTTGGTGGGGTGAGCAATTCACATCGAAGCTTATTCTTGACCATCTTGCATCTTCTGATTTCGGACGTAAATGAGAAAGCCATGGTGTTTCAATGATTAGTTTTTGTAGGAAGATAGACATGTTATCTGCACGTTCTTTAGACGCAGAGATAATCATAATCTTCTTTTCTGGATTATTAAACAAAGTCCAAAGTACAAAAGCACCAGTAATCCAAGACTTTCCGACTCCACGGAATGCTTGAATTTGTAGTCGTTTTGGACCGTGTTGTAAGTAATCAGCGATTGCATATTGTGCGCGGGTGGGGGAAGGGAGGTCTAGTTGTGTCCACAAAGCTTGTAGGAATAACTTGAAGTCAGCCTGCAGCGATTGAAGCACTGAGACCTCCCTAGAAGGCGCTCTACGGCGTCTTACTGGCATGTTGTATGTGTTTGTATGTTTGGGTGATTAGTGACCCCTTGCAGGGTCTAATTGCTCAAGAGTAGTTAGTGTAAAACCAATCGCACCGACACCAGCCATGACAGCAAATTCGCCGAATAGCTTTGCACTTTGGGCGATTCCTTCTGCATACCCACCGTTGCCATAACCGTTAGTGCCGTTGTTATCACCGCTGGTACCATTGCTATAACCGTTAGTGCCGTTGTTATCACCGTTAGTGACATTGGTATAACCGTTAGTACCATTTGTTTCACCATTGGTTTCCATAACTTGAGGTGACAAGTTCTCTTTTGGTTCAGGTTGGATGTCAGGAAGTTTAGTGTCAGTTACAAAACCACCAAGCGGCATATTCACACCTAGAGGTGTTGTCATTGGAGGTGTTTGTGAAGGAAGGTTTGGAGTTTCCTGAGGTGTACCTCTCAAAATTGACTCAAGTTCAGGATCCCGCTCAATGTAACGTAGGTTTAAATTATCACTTAATTGAACACCCCTAAGAACAGCACCTGCATGGCCGGGAGATTTAAATTTAGGTTTATAGCCTAATTGTGCATCGATTTCTGCAACACCCTTAGCTGTCTTTTGCGCTAAGCGCCACAATTCAGTGTTAGAGTAACCGGAAAGGTCTTGTTCCGGGTTAATACCTAGTTGACGTTGTAGTCTATGAGCTTCTGTATGTACTGAAGATACGCCAGGTGTAGATGAGTTATCAGCAGGGTAATAACGGTGGTTTAACGGAGAGTCACCAGTAGGTAGTGCCAATCTATTTTGTAAAGCACGTAAGAATGCTTTACCAGCAGTAGATGGTCCGTCAGTCGGTTTCCAGTTTGGGTTGTTGTTAAGCTCAAATTGCTCAAGCATTTTACCAACTAAAGTAGCTGCTGCAGCGTGGTGGACAGGTCCAGGCTGAGTTGCAAACTTACCAAATGCGGATTGAGCTTTAGGATCTAAGGATGTATTGGCGATTCGTTGTTGTCGTTGTGAGGTGCCAGTTGATGATTCACCTTTTTTAGCTTTAAGAGATTTCCAAGAAAAACGAACTGGTTTACCAGCTTCAGCTTTACGGTCCAGTCGCCACCGGTCACCACCAAAATCAAGGTAGGTTCCGCTACCTTTACCTTTAGCCTGCCAATGGCCTAATTCTCTTTGCCAATAACGATTCGCCTCAACCCCTGAAGGTCGAGGTTGTGGCATATAAATATAAAAAAGCCGCCCATTTGGACGGCTACGTAAGGTTTATTTCGGGTGTTATGTGATGTGAGTTTTAATCACATGTTCTCTTAGTCTGTTAACTCCAAATTCTGTTCTCATCCATCCCTGCCACTCATCACTACCTTTTCTTTGATTGCAACAGGTACAGGCAGGTACAATGTTGCTTGTAATCGTTTCACCACCGCTGCTGCGTGGTTTAACGTGATCAAGAGTAAGTTCATGTAAATCATAAGTTCTTCCACAATAAACACAGGTACAATCGAAGAGTTCTTTCACGGCTTTACGCCAAAGACGGGTAGCTTCGCTGCTGGTCATTGTTATTAGTTGATGTAGGTAGTGTTCAGGTGTTGGGAGGAGTGGAGTCATGCGCGCTGGGCTCCGCCACGTGCGCGGTTAATTTTGAGACTCTCTTTGACAAATTTGCCATTCTTTTTACTCATATCTGGTCCGCCTTTACCCATTAGCCCAGCTTTTCGCCGTGCTCGTGCGTGTTCGCGTTTATATGCTTTAGAGTGCGCATATTTTCCACCAGGAGAGTTATCACGTATATGTTTGGCACGTGATTTAGCATTTGTCGCGTAATGGTGGGATGTATTACCTTTTGCCATAAAGTCTGCTTTGTACGAGTTCTGGATCTACATCTGGAATAATTGCTGCAAGCTTGTCCAACGGGTTACCTTCAAAGGCAACACCACTGATGTCGTTAGCTTTCAGCCAATCACACGCTGCTTTAAGGTCTTGTGTAGAAGCTTCCCCAGATTTAATGCGTGCAAGAAACTCCTTTGTTACTAGGTTATGTAATTCGTTGAATTGGTTTTCAGTAGCTTTTTTGTGCGCCATTCGCTATTCGGTCTAGTTTGTCTTCAATACGGATCATGTGGCCTTCCATCTTTCGGACCACCTCAGTCAACTCATTTTTAGTGATATAACGTTCAGCAACGCGCAGGGCTATATCATCCATGCGCTTATCTAATTCAAGTAGGCGTTGTTGTTGTCTATTGAGAACTGCACCAACACCTGTAGCAATTGCGATGGATACCGCTACGGCTGCTTCTAACATTATTGTTTTATGGATACAATTGGGACAATGTCGTTGCACAAGTGCTCGACACGGGAGCCGGGTCTAAAGGTAAAACCTTTTTGCATGAGTTCTGCGCATTTACCGGCTCTAATAAGTTCGTAGTTAAGCCGCATCTTCTGTTCATGCCGCTTAGCAATAGATTTACACTGTTCAATCATGCCACTATCAAGAGGGATCATAAAGTTGACCTGTGCTCCCCAGTTGGTGTTTTTAACTAACCCTTCTGGGTCAACAGGCTTTGTTTGGTTACCCATCAAGAAGGGCGATAAGGTCATGGTTGGACCGTTACAGGAATTGGACCCTGCAAAGTATTGACGTGAGGGAGCTCCATTATTTTGAAACTGAACCGCTTGATTTGTGACATTACCAGTAGCAGCGGCAACAGGATTAGAAGTATTTTGTACACGAGGCTCGTCTGCATAAACTGGAGCTATTGAGAGAAGATAGATAAAGATGTAGTGGTAGAAGTAATGCCAATATCTTCTGTAATTGTGATATCTTCGATTACCCCTGCAGTACGAGTTGTGATTTCTATTTGAAATGGATCTCCGGCTGTATGCACCGAAAAGGTTGTTGATGAATTTGTTATATCCCCACTTGGGGTTACGTTGGTGCCAGACCATGAGGAATAAGCTCCGCCCATGACTTCTGTTTCAATAACTCTGTCGATGGTTGTAGTAGTGGTAGTTGTCGCTTGCATACTCCCCTGTGTGAAGTTGGGGGTAACAGTCTGAGCGTTAGCTACAGCAGGTACCAAAAATAGTAGTGCTAGTAGTTTGATCATTCTTTCTTTTCTCTTGTAATTGAGAATGTTGCAAGTGTGCCGCTAAGAATAGAGGCAACATATGTGGGATCCATCTTCTCCATCCATCCGGCATAAGACGCAGTCAAGAGTCCTGCGGACCAGACGAGGACGAGGAATTTGATAAATCCTTCTTTTTTGTTATCTTTGTCCAAGCTGTTTTAATTAGTGGTTTGAATACTGAAACAAGTTGTTTAAAGACTGCTGTTGCTGTAAGGGTGGCTGCAACTGAAACAGTGGCAGTACTGACAGCAGTTACCAGAATCTCTTGACTAGGTACTGGTATCTCTTTGTCGAGTACCGGTAGTTTGATGTATTTGACTTCTGGTGAGCTAGAAGGAGTTTGTTGAGGTGAAGATGTCTTACCTTCTATCGGCTTCCCCTTTACCCCCGGTGGTGGACGTAAGTCACTAGGAGGCACTGTAAGCGGCTTGTACCGTGGTAATTCAACGCTTGGTACCTCCAGTACTGGACGAGGTAATTTAATAGGCTCAGGGAGTGTTAAAGAGGGGAGTACGGGTGGTTCCCCTAGATTCATCAGAGCTTAGGCGCAGGGAACAATCCGTTGCGGATAAACTCCACAGCTTTGTCGTCGATTTCATTATCAGTGGATTCTGCCAACTTAGTCAGCATATCTACAATAAGGACTTTGACGTTAGTAGATTGAAGGAAAGAAAATAGAATTGGTCGAATAAGGGAGATCATAATATTTGATATATTAAATAGTTGTTTAATAGACAGCTACATATAGCGTGTCATTAGGATCCATTTGAGGAGTAGTAGGTCCTGTTACGGCATGAATAACTCTTATGTATTCACCACCACTAAAAGTGTATGTAGGGCTTCTCATTACGGTTCCAGAATAAAGTGTTGATCCACTTGTTTCACGCATAGCATAACGGTACAGAGTGTTAGCTTGACTAACTGTCCCGTTACCTACTGGTGCAAGGGTATTAGACCCACTATCTGCAGTTAATTTATATGCATTAGGTATGCCACCCTGTGCACCTGTGTAGTATGAACCTGTGGAATGTAACCAACCAAATCTATTTGTTCCGGAGCTTGTATTTATAGCGTAATAAGTATAGCCACTAGCAGTAGCAGGTGATGCGGGAAACCCTTGAGTACTGCTTCCTGCAATCTCTTGTTTAGCTGTTTCCCAAGAACTACCAGAACCTCCAGTTGTAGAATTAAAAATCCAAGATCTTACAAGAGTAGTTCCTGATATAATCTGGACACCCGCAATCGGGACATCATTATAGTATGTTGTAGAAGATGTAACTTTAACTCCAATATAAACTCTCCCAGTACCAGTGAAATCAGTATCAATTTCACCAACATCATACGGTCCATCATAATCGGCAGTATTACCCATATATGATTGGGAATCAATGAAGCGGTTACTTATTTCATAGAAAGAGGTTGTAATATCGGTTGGTCCTCCGCTGCCTCCTCCGCCTCCGCTACTACCGGAGTTACCGGCAGCAGCTCTTAATCCGTGGTGAACCGTCATGGCTACTCACTAGCCATTGTTGGCCACACTGGAAGGAACGGATCCGTGTTAGCTACAAAAGCATCAGTCTCTTGGTTGTAAACCTCAGCAGGAGCTCGATACAAAGCCGCAAGGGCTGGGATGTCCGCAGCACCATTAACGAGGGCTTCACGCTCCCCACATACGCGTCTCACGGCTTGCCTGAAGGTGGTGACGTTAGCGGGGATAGCAGTCCCTTCTTCTTCTTTACGGATGACGTACCAATCGGTTGAAGTTAGTTGACTACCAGCAGTACTCTTTTGCTCATTAACAAGTAATTCTTTAGTCGCTGCAAGGTCGCGTGGAGTATCAGCATTAACGTAGAACTTACGGTCAACACGAGGTGCTGGTACTTCATACACGATACCAAGACTGGTCCTGACATCATCAGTTTGTTGTGTCATCCATGTATAGTTATAGACGTAGCCATTTACTTCAAATGGACGCCCTGGACGTAATGCACGTCCGTCAAGTTTGTAGGTCATAGTTGTTGTTATCGTGCAGTTGCGGGTGGGGTGTTTTCACCGCCAAAGGGTTGTTCAGCGAATGCTGCATATATGTAAGTACTACTACTAGCGTTAATGTCAGTATTTCTAATCTTGAATCCATTGCTTAGAAGGTCTACATCAGCTTGAGCTCCAGTGTATTCAGTATTGGTAGCATTTGGATACAAAGTATTGATAGCAGGATTGTAAGGACTTCTTGCATTGTCTCGGATTTGCCAATCTCCAGAGGCATTTATTTTAGTCATAACAAACGCAGGTTTGAACCCTGTGTAAATGAAGGGACCATCAGCAACGCCGTTGCCTGTGTAGGTTCCAAATGCTGAGTAGCCGGGGATTTCGGACCAAGCGTAATAAGTGCCACTACCGGGTCCGCTTACAGTTGTTGAATTAACAGTCCAGGTTTGTGCCGCTACTGCTGCGCTTGATTC